GCCGAGGCTGACGCCAAGGCTGCTGCTGTTGTCGCAAATCGAATCGCCGAGGTGACAGCCGAGGGGCGAAAACTGGCGGCACAAAAAGAAACCGCCATTAATACATTTAATAGTACCTATGCAGCAACACAGGCCAAAGCGGCTTCCCTTGGCGTGGGGCTGCTTAATAGTTCGGGTGCTGCTGCTTCGGCCACTTACGACGCAAACACGGGAGCGCCATCGGGGAATATTGGGGGTTTTTCGTACTCAAATTTTGAAAGTGTTAAACAATTGCTCGGTTATTTAGATGCAAACGGTTCCGCCGTTAGGAAAATTATTGATGGCACTGGCGGAACAGTATCTAGCCTAAATTCTTCAATTGAAGCGCAACGCCAGGTTATTCGTGATTTGGGGGGTGTGCCCGCCTTCGCCAAGGGCGGTGTGTTCACCAACAGCATTATTTCTCGACCTACTCTTTTCGCTGCCGGTCAAATGGGAGAGAGCGGGCCGGAAGCTGTCATGCCCTTGGCTAACATTAATGGCACTTTAGGCGTGCGCTTTGCTGGCGGTGTCGATAACGCCGCGTTGGTGGCGGAGATTAAAGCGCTGCGACAGGAGGTGCAAGGGTTGCGCGCTGAGGCCCGTGCCACTGCGGTCAACACGAACAGGACGGCAAAGCTGATTGATCGCGCTATGCCCGACGGAGATGCTTTTTCGACAAGGATTGCAGCATGAAAGTTATTAGACCAACAACAATAACCCCTCAAATGATTGCGCTTAATAGCGCTCCAGTCGATTTAGCGCCTGAGTGGGTGGCGGGTACAATCTACAACCTAAACACGACACCAGCGACAGACCTTGCGAGTCATGCAATGTTGGTGCGCAAGTCAACCTTTGCCGACGCTTCGGTTGGATTATGGGGGTCAGAAAACGGAACAACCTGGGGTGTGGGAATAAATGTTTCCGCCACCGCGTCATCGAGTGGCGAGTTGAGGGTAAAGGATCGGGATAACTTGGAAAGTGGCAATACTTTTGCCGCAACGCCAGGCGAAACCTTCCATGTCTCATTCGATGTGAATTCATCATTGAGCCTTTTTGGTGGCGCTGTAGGCTTGATGTTTCATAACGCGACGAGTGTCACCGGGTGGACTGGCGTTGGATACGCCCCAGGCAAACCGTGGGAGCGCGTATCAGGCTCGGTGGTAGCACCAGCTGGCACTACACACGCGACGCCATGGCTGCAAATTGATGCGTTTCCGTGGGACGGCGTTGCACGTCCGTATGTCGCGTTTGATGCGCTGTATATTGCGCGCGGTCAAGAAGGCACTGGCAGCGCAAATCTAGTCATCAAGCCGACTTTCAACGATGCGGCCCTTGGCGGATGGGTGGGGAGTACGGGCGTGGGTAATATGAGTGCAGTAGCCGGCACACGCGGCGGGGACGGCATGGTGACTACTGTCCGCCGAGATTCGCTCGAATTTGATAATAATTTCAATGTTTTTGCCGGCGAAACGCTTCACATATCTTACGAAGTATCATCCATATCAAGCGCGCATGGCGGTGCTTTTGGCGTCATGTTCAAAGATGATTTGGGCGTCATTATTGCTTGGCTGGGTGTGGGTTATGGATCGGGGGGCGCATGGTCACGCAAGACTGGCACCGTGGTAGTCCCCAGTGGTGCAGCTACCGCCACGCCATGGTTGCAGATAGATTGCCCGCACGGAGGGAATTACGGGCCTGTTTCATTTCGTAACCTACATCTGAGCCGTCACGCGCGCGGCACATTAGGCCCGTTTGCACGCCGCGCGCGCACCAGGACGGTTTACCAGCGCATCGCGTCAGGCGATAACACAAAAGCGCCGGAAGATGATCCCATTAACTGGCTGCCAATTTCCCCAATTAACGAATGGGCGATGTTTGACCGGGAGATAAATACTAAATCCAGAGCGGACAGCAGTATCAGCACCACGCTCCACCCCGGCCCAGTCAATAGCCTGGGGCTTTTTGGGCTAGAGGGTACCGAGCTGCAGGTGCTGGTTCGCAACGGCGTTGGTGGCCCTATCGTTTACGGCAATTCAGAGCTGAGCGGGCCGAAAATCATCAATCTTGATGGCACCTTAATTGCCGATTGGTACCAATATTATTACGAGCCTTATGTGAGCCTTGACGGCATAACACTTACAGACTTGCCGCCATATATAAATGCCAATCTCACCATAACCGTAACTGGGCATAGTTCAGTTGCTATAGGGTTGGTCGATGTGGGTAATTTTTATGACCTTGGCGGCACCGAATATAGCCCATCTCTTACGCTGGTGGACTACAGCAAAAAATCAACCGATGAATTTGGCGTTACAACATTTGTTAAGCGCAGTTTTGCGAAACGCTTGCAAGCCAGAAGCATGTTCAGCAACGTCCAACTTAGTGTGGTTGCTGCTATTTTGGCTGACTTACGGGCTAAACCCTGTTCGTGGAGTGTGAGCGATAGCGATGACTTTAATGCGTTGAATATATTCGGTTGGTTTGAGGATATGGATATTGATGTTGCTTACGCAAACCATAGTTACTGCACCATATCTGTGCAGGGTTTAACCGAAACCTAACAACAGGAATCACATGACCATTATCTCGCAATTTTCCACACCGCCGAGTCGAAGCGACCCGGCAAACTTCGCCGCTCGCGCGGATGTTTATCACAGCGAACTACCCACCCGCGTCACGCAAATGAACGCGGTGGCGTCAGAGATCAACGCGGACAAAACCACCACGGTCAACGCGATCAACGCCGCCTTCGCTGCCGGCCTAGCGACCGCCGCCAGCAATGCCGCGACTGCTACCACCCAGGCCGCTTCCGCCACCACGCAAGCAGGCATTGCCAGTGCAGCCTCCAGTGCAGCGCAAGCCGCTTGGACTGCCGCCCTCTCTGCCAACCCAGACCTTAATCCTGCCATCCGCATGAACCCCGCCACCGTCAGCGCAGACACCACCATTCCGTCGGGGTATAATGCCTATAGCTCAGGCCCTATCGTGATCTCCGAGGGCGTAACGGTGACAGTGCAAGACGGTGGCCGTTGGTCAGTTTTTTAATTTTTAAAGGAAATTACCATGTCTCAAATTGTTACTCGTAGTATCGTCACCCCGGATAATTCGCCCGTGTCGTTTCCTTATGGCATCAACATTGGCACACCGAACGGCAGTGGCATCAACGACATTGGCATCGCCGGTCAAGCCGGTTTCGGTGTCGGTATTTGCCCTTCCGCCTTGCCGGCTGGCATGACAGAGTTATCTGGTACGCAAGATCGCTTCCATGATAACTACGGCAATTACCAATACAGCGACGGCTCGATCATGGTCTGGATGCCGGCTTTCTTCTACAAATATGGCACCGGCAGCAATGGCCTGGCACTCAATGAGGTGGATATTGAGCCGTTCGGCTATTTTGCCGACGTGGCCACCGCTAATGCTGCGGGCTATGCCTTGCATCGCGCCTTCTATGATGGCGGCGTGATTCAGCCGGGGGCGTTCGTCGATAAATACTTGGTCAGCAATAACGGCGGCATTGCCAGTAGTGTGAAGAACGGCAACCCGCTCAGCAGTGCCGCCGCACATAACCCCTTCGCCGGCCTCACTGGCACGCCCGCCAACACCTACGCCGGTGCAATTGCTTCCGCAAAAACGCGGGGCAGCAACTTTTTCTGTAATAGCTTGTTCATTTTCAAAGCGCTTGCATTACTGAGTTACGCGCACGGCAAGGCGAGCACCAGCACCACTTTCAACGCCTGGTATTCCAGCGGCACCACTAATTTTCCTAAGGGTTGTAATAACAACGCGCTAGGTGATGCGCAGGACGCCATGTTGTCTTTTATCAGTGACGGCTACAGCACGGCTTGTAAAACCGGCAGCGCCAATCTGTTCGCACGCACCACGCACAACGGGCAGAACTGCGGCGTAGCAGACCTGAATGGCTGCATGTGGGAAATCACCCCCGGCCTGACAATGGGTAACAGCGATCCCGCCATTGGCAAGTTTTACGTCATGAAAACTTCTGCTGCCATGCGCACCGTCACCGGCGGCAATACCCTGGCGACTGACTTATGGGGCGCAACCGGCCTAGCTGCGTTGTACGACGATCTTGGTGTGATGAACAGCTTCACCGGCTATGCCGTCAACTTTTCTGACCGCACGCTTACGATGGGCAGCGCAAGCCAAGTGCTCAGTGCTGCTACCAGTGGCACTGCCTGGCAGATGACAGGCGTAGGCATTCCCTTGGTGGCAGGCGGCTCAAACGCATTCGGCAACGACCTCCTGTATGACTACAGCACGGCGGACCTGTGCCCGCTTGCTGGCGGGACTTGGAGCTATTCTTCGAGCGCGGGGGTTTGGACGTTGGGTCTCTTCGATGCGCGGGGTGACTCTGCCGATTATGTGGGGTTTCGCGCGGCCTTGTACCTCTGACTGCCCGAGCGATAGCGATGGGCTTACATGATGAAGCTAAATTAGATAGCAAATTCACCGATTTTGCACGCCAGATGAATCTCTATCTCAACCACTTTCCGAAGCACGAAAAGTACGGTCTTGCGCTGGAAATTCGTCGCGCGGCTTATGACGTGTACAGCTTCATCGTGGAAGCACAAAAGCGCTATCACAAAAAAACGGCAATCACCAACCTTGATGTGCGTCATGAGCAGTTGCGTATGCTGCTGCGCCTGGCACACGCACTCGGTTATTTTGAGTTTAAGGACGGACAACACCATCACCCAGAGAAAGACGGTGAACACCGCTACTTGGTTATCTCGCGGATGGTGGATGAGTTAGGGCGCATGATTGGCGGCTGGATTGTCGCGGAACGTGCGCTCGACAAACGGGAGGCGTCTTAACATGTGCCCGATTGCTGGCGGGAATTGGAACAATTCTTCGAACGCAGGGGTTTGGACGTTGAATCTCAACAATGCGCAGGGTAACTCTAACGATAATGTAGGGTTTCGCGCGGACTCGACTTCACCTCACGGATCGAAAGATCGAAGTGGAATCAAGGGAGACGCTTTCCGGCGCGAGGCGCAAGCCTCGGCTAAATCGGTTTGCATGGGCCATTCTAGTAGGTTTGATTCTGTCATTCTCGAAAGTCTGGCCCTATGAAACGCATCGGTTATTTATTCGACAAGGCTTTTACGCCCGAGGCTCTATTGGCGGCATTTCACGCCGCTGCACGCCATAAGCGCGGCAAACGCGCCTGTTTTCAATTTGAAAAACACTTGGCCAGCAACCTGGACGCGCTGCACGCTGAATTGCACGACAACACCTATCAACCCAGACCCTACTACAACTTCACAGTTTACGAGCCTAAGTTGCGGCAGATATACGCCCCCGCTTTCCGTGATCTGGTGGTGCAACATGCCATTTACGCCGTCATCTATCCGATATTCAACGGCGGTTTTATTGATCAATCGTTTGCTTGCCGGGTAGGGCTTGGCACCCACAAAGCAGCGGACTATGCACAAGCCGCCCTGCAGGCGTGCGCACCGGACAACTACACGCTCAAGTTGGATATTCGCAAATTCTTCTACCGCATTGACCGCGATATTCTGCGCACACTGATTGAGCGCAAGATTAAAGACCGCCGTTTTGTAGATTTAATGATGGATTTTGCCGACCACGGCGAACCTGTA